TCAACAACAAGCACAGCTAAAGTAGAACAAGGTATTTATTCAGTATTACAAGGTGTTAATTCAACAAAGTATGCAATTACTATTGATGGTGCAACTTTCTCATTTACTAGTTCAAATACAAATACAGAAAGTATTAGAGATGGAGTTAAATCAGCTTGTGGTACGATTGCAAATATCACATTTGCAGATGTAGGAACTTCAAGTTTCTCAATAATTAAATCTACAGGAACACTTATAGTTTCAGCTAGTGATGGTTATGGAGATGATGCTTCACAAATAGTTTCAGCTAAAGTTCAGAATTTTTCAGATTTGCCTAGTCCTGCAATTAACAACATGGTTGTAGAAATTACAGGAGACGCATCAAACTCATTTGATAACTATTATGTAAAATATAATAGCTCAGATGATGTTTGGGAAGAAACAGTAGCACCTGCAATTAAAACTACTATTGATAAAGATTTGATGCCACATGTTTTAATAAGAACAGCAGATGGTAATTTTAGATTTACACAAGTAGATGGAACTACTTATACACTTTCAAGTGTAGATTATACAACACCAAGTTGGGGATTAAGAGTAGCAGGAGATATTAATTCTGCACCTGACCCAAGTTTTATAGGTAAAAAGATAAATGATATTTTCTTTCATAGAAATAGATTAGGTTTTATAGCAGATGAAAATGTTGTTATGTCAAGGAGTGGAGAATTTTTTCACTTCTTTCCTGAAACAGTTACAGATAGTTTAGATACAGACCCAGTAGATGTAGCTTCAACTGCAAAAAAAGTTTCAATTTTAAAAAGTGCAATTTCGTTTGATGAGGATTTATTATTATTTTCAGACCAAACACAATTCATGCTTACAGGTGGAACTACTTTAACAGCAGGTAATGTTTCAATAAATACTTCAACTGAATATGAAACATCAAATGGTTGTAAACCTGTAGGTGCAGGTAGTAATGTATTTTTTCCTTTTAACAAAGGTAGCTATACAGGAATTAGAGAATTTTTTGTTAAAGACGATACTGGAACTAAACAAGCAGATGATACAACAGCAAATATTCCAAAATATATTCCTTCAGGAGTTTTTAAATTAGCTTCTGCAACAAATGAAAATGTTTTAATAGCATTATCTTCAAACACTGCAGACCAAAATGCTTTGTTTGTTTATCAATATTATTTACAAGATGGTAGAAGACTACAAAGTGCATGGCACAAATGGACTTTTGGTACATCAAGCACTGATAGGATTTTAAATATAGATTTTATAGAAAACACTTTATACATAGTTAATCAAAGAGGAACTGATGTATTTTTAGAAAGTTTAGATATATCTCCTGCAGTAGTAGACGCTTCTGCAACTTATTTAACTTATTTAGATAGAAAAATTCAAGATGACAGTACAGGTGTATCGTCTTCATATAACGCAGGAACAAATCAAACTACATTTACTATTCCTTATACAAAAACTAATAATATGAAAGTTGTTGGTCGTGTAGGTGGAAGTAATACAGCAGGACAAGAAATTACTGTAGTATCACAATCAGGTACATCTATTGTTGTTTCAGGTAATTTAACTAGTTCTAATCTATGGTTTGGAGAACAATATGAATTTTCATTTCAATTCTCTCAACAATTTATTCAAATAGCAGACAGTGGTGGTTCTAGAATTTCAGTAAGAGAAGGTAGATTACAAATAAGAAACTGGAATGTTTCCTATAATGATACTGGCTATTTTACTACAGAAGTAATACCTGAGGGTAGAAGTACATCAACTTCTTCATTTACAGGAACAACAACAGGTTCAGGTACATTAGGTACAGTTAATCTTTCTGATGGAGATTATACTTTTGCAGTTCAATCTGAAAATGACAAATTAAGTATAACTTTAAAAAACAATAGCCACTTACCATCAAATTTTATTAACGCAAACTGGCAAGGCTATTATGTTACAGCATCATCAAGGGAATAATCATTTTAGATTATCAACTCTAGAAGACATTAAATATTTAGCACCAAGATTAAGACAAGCAGACAAGGAAGAAATTTTAGCTTCAGTAGGTTTAACACCTTACGAAGCATTGATGATTGGCTACCTTGAAAATGTGATAGTTTTTACGATTGTTAATAAAAATAATGAACCAGTAGCAATATTTGGAATTAATGATGTTGGACAAAATGTTGGAGCTATATGGTTAGTAGCTACAGACAAATTAAAAGATATTCAATATTCCTTTTTAAGAGAAAATAAAAAAGTAATTGATTTTCTAAATACTAAATACAAAATTTTATGGAACTTCGTGGATTGTAGAAATTCACTACACATCAGATGGTTGAAGTGGTGTGGTTTCAAATTTATCAACAAACAAAACTATGGAGTTTTAAATAAACCTTTTTACGAATTTATAAGAATTAATAATGTGTAGTCCAACAATCGCCTTAACAGTTGCCAGTATTGGTAGTAGTGCAATTCAATACAAACAGCAAAAGGCACAACAAGAAGAAGCTCAAAGACGAGCTAAGGAGCAAAACTCTATAGCAAAGAAAAATGCACAACTTCGTTATGCTTCAGCAACTTTAAGAATTAGACAAGAATTAGAAAAAGCATCACAAGCAGATTTAAAAGGAACTTTAAAAGCTAGAAAAGCTAGAGCAACTTATATTGCAGGTGTAGGAGATGCAGGTGGATTAGCATTATCAGGTTCAACAAATGCTTTATTAGCAAACTATTATAGAACAGAAGGTAACTACAAAACAGCTATTCAAAATAATATGAACATTAATATTTCTCAATTTGAAAGAAATATGGAAGCAATTCAATTTGGAGAAGAAAGCCAACAGGTTTATGTTCCAACACCAAATCCTAATTTACTATTTGCTACACAAGCATTGAATGTAGCTAATACTTATTACTCATTACAATTTCAAAAACAAAACGCTGGGCTAATGACAACTAAAGAGAAGAAAGCACAAACAGAGAGTGTTGCTATATAATGGCTAAAAGAGATAGACGAAACCCAGAGTTAAATTTGCAACCTGAAGAACAGAAAGTTTTATCAACAGACTTTAATTTATTTTATGTACCTGAAGAAAGACCATTACCTACAGGTTTAAAAGAATTTACAGCTTCACTAGATAACTTCGTTAATGGTGCAGGTACTAAAGCAGTACTTGGTGCTGAAGTTAAAATGAAGAAGTCTGAAAGAGCTAAAGCATTAAGTGATTATAATGAAATGAAGGGTAAGTTTAGAGATGCAGTTAAAAATGGAGAAATTGATAAAACTGCCAATCCTTATTACCTAGAGAAATACAAGGAATTAACACTTAATTCGTTTGCTAATGAGTTTACCGAAAGAGTAGAAAAAAACTATGAAAACAGTGGTATTAAAAAAGACCTTACAGAAGGTGCATTTGAAAAATTTTATAAAGAACAACTTGGATTATTTGTTAAAGATAAAAAATTAAGTTTCTTTAGCCCAGAAGAATTAGAGAAAAGTTTTTTTCAAGAAACATCAGTTTATAGACAACAATTAGAAGCTACACACAAACAAAACTTACTTAACCTATTTAATAAAGATTTTGACAATAAAATTAAAGATAGAATTGTAGGCACAATAGAAACATATAAAAACTTTGATACTGACCTATTATCAGAAGCAGAAATTCAAAGTGGTGTAACTAAATGGGATAAAATCGCTGACACATTACAAAAAGAAATAGGAGATTTATTTGATGTTACTGGAAATGGTAAAGATGTTGTTGATACAATCTTTGATGGTTTAGAACTTTATGTAACAACAACTGATGATTATGAATTTGCTTTAAAGGTAATTCAAAATATTCCTAAAAAACTATTAACAGGCACAGGAGATATTGCAAGTATCGGTAGACTTAAAAACAGACAACAAGAATTAAAAGATTTACTAATTTTAAAACAAAATGAAAAAATAAATGAAAAAGTTAAGTTTGATGCAAACAAAGATAAGCTAACTGTTGTAAATACTCATAACTTTTTAGAACAAGCTAAAAAAGATAATCCTGATTTCAATATAAATCAATGGACTAAAGACAAATCAAGAACTGATGCTGAAAGAATTGCAGGAGAACAATATTTAGAAAGTTTAAAATATAATGGTGGTACAGCAGATGAACCAGATATTATTAAACAAATAGAAGAACATCTTAAAAATAACGAATATAAAGAAGCATCAGATTTATCTTATAAAGCATTTAAAGATGGAGATTTAAGACGTTCTACTTTTCAATCTTATAAATCAACTGTAATTCCAAATGCACAAAGTTTAGAAGGAAATATTTATTTTGATGATTTTTACATTGAAGGACAATTTAAAGCATTTGAAAAAATAATTTCTTCAGGTGTGTCTGATGGTTTGAATGATGCGATTGTTGTTAGAGCCATATTAAGAAAAAAACTTTTAGCTTGGTTATCTGCACACGCAGAAGACCCTGCATACGAAGGTAAGTTAGGAGAAATTCAAAAACAACAAGATTTCAATACAGAGTTTGACAAAAACATAACCTTAATTAAACAAACTGAAGAATATAGTTCTTTATTTGGTAAAGGTCAGTTTGAGCTTACAGGTAAGAACTCAGTTCAAATTCTAGAAGAAAAAATGGAAAAAGTTATAAAAGATAAAAATACTAAAAATGAAACTGCACAGCAAATTGCCGACCTAGAATTACTAACTGACGCACAGTTTTTAGATAAATACAAAATACCAAAAGCAAAATTTAAGAAGGAGAATAATCTTTAATGCAATTACAATTACCTAATGGTCAATTTGTAGAAGTCCCAGATAATATTACTGAGGAACAGAAACAAAAGATATTAAGCAATATTAACAACAGTTCTAAATTTCAGGCAGAAGAAACACAAAAGGCAGAAGATAGTGCAGAACAAGCAGGTGCTATTGGAGATTGGAGACCAGAAGGTGCAAAAACCAGTTGGTTATTTGATAATGCTGTAGTTGCACAATACGAAGGTACTAGAAAAGCCATTAATTCCTTTAGTAGTCTTACAGAGGGATTAGGGGACACTTTAGGAGAAAAGACTAATTTAGGTGGCTTCAGATATGGTAGCGACGCATCTAATGGAATGATGGAATATATTCCTTATGACCAAGCAATCAAATTA